TCCGTTTTCTTCCTGCTTTTTAACGACAAGAGCGACCTCATGCTCAAGATCAACTGACTTACCCCAGTCCAGTAAACTAGAATCAAGATGCGTGAATAGTGCATGAGTGATCTCAACGTCTTGTATACAGTACTCCACCATGTCCTCAGATAGTCCACCATCGAAGTCACTGAAGTCCCCTTTTTTCAGCCCTAGCCTCACGCCCCATGCGTCTAATGAATGACCTTTTTCTAGGACGGGGTTGAACAACCTTGACATTATCAACGTATCTCTTAACGGGTTGGAGTCTGTATTCAAATTCCATAGCTTCTTTAATACTGGTAAGTCGAACTTGATTATGTTGTGTCCAATCAATAGGTCTTCCGAACTTATGTATTGGCGTAATTCGTTTGCTGATTTCCATACCTTAACGTCTCCATTGTCTATGTCTTTAGTAACCGCACACCATATCTCGGTGGCATCTAAACCGTCAGTCTCAATATCAATCGCTAGTCTTTTCATGCTTGTAAGTATAAACCAAAGTTACCGAGACAGAATCCTATAAAAGTAATCCCCATCGAGGTTTGTCCTTTAATTAAAAGATCAAAAGCTATAACTAAATATATCATAGCTATCGCTAAAATTAACCAACTTGACATATTGCTCTCCCTATTAGTTCTGGTATCTGAGGTACTACTGCGTTTCCGAGTTGTTTAAGTCTGTCCACTCTGCCGGGAATCCCATTAGCCACTCGACCCACGTTGGGTTCAGTTTGCCACCAGCGTGAGTAGCCAAGGTCTTGGAATTCCTTTTCAATTCTGCTGGTGATCTGCCATTGTCTTTCCAATCCCTTGCCGTTGGCGTAGGCCATAGCTTCGGATGTCTGACTTGATCCTGTAGTCTCAGTTGTCTCTGATGTCCTGATTCTCTCTTCCAATTCCCCTTCGCCATTTCTTCCAAGACTTCCTTCGATACTGTCCCTCCTTGTATTGTCTCTGGGGTACGCCACAATCCAGATTCTGTCCCGTCTGTGAGGCGCACCAATGGAGGAAGCGGTGATACAGTGCCATTCCGCATCATACCCGATCTCAGAGATTTCCCTGAGCACTTGATCCAGTCCTCTACTGCGAAGGGCTGAGACGTTTTCGATGATTGCGTACTTCGGTTTGATTTCCTCGATGAGCCTTTTGAACTCTGACCAGAGTCCTGATCGTTTGCCTTCAAGTCCTGCTCCTTTTCCTGCAAGGCTGATGTCTTGGCATGGAAATCCTCCGCAAATAACGTCAACTGTTTCTTCAATGTCTTCTCCTTTTAAGTTTGATACATCATCAAATATAGGTACACCAGGCCAGTTCTTTTTTAAGACTGCTTGGCATTTCTTGTCTACCTCACAAAATGCTACGGTCTTCATTCCGGCACGTTCTAAGCCTAAACTAAAACCGCCAATACCGCTAAACAAATCTAATACATTCATAGCGCATCCTCATCGTGTTTTTCTGTCATCCTGCCTGTCTCTCTATTGTAAAGCAAATTACAAGCCGGACCTGTCATACCGCAGAAACGATTCTTTAAAACTCTAACTCTAGTCGTGTGCCTATCCTCTTCGTTCTCTGCCTGACCATTACGTTCTAGTCCAAGAATAATATTAGGAACTTGACCTAGAATGGCACTACCTCTTAACTGACTCATCGATGTAACCGCGCCTTCCTCGTGACCTTTACCTTCGGGACGTTTCAGATGCGACACAGCAAACAAACAGATTCCTGTTTCCTGAACTAACTCTCTAAGTTTAGTCATGATTGAATCCAGGTTTCTTCGTTCATCGCCATACTCTTGAGAACTGACCACTATCGACACATGATCCAAAAAGATATATTTACAGTCTAAAGCCTTCGCCATATAACGAACTCTATTGACTATGCGGTCAACCTCACTTGATCCGAAGTGATCTAAAAGAAACAACCGTCCAGTTCCGAGAGTGTGGTCAAAGGCTTCTCGTAACTCTTGTTGACTGACTTCAACTTTAGGCAAATGCAACAACTTGTTTGCTCTTAAAGACATCATTGACCTAGCTGTGGTTCTCACTGATTCCTCTAAAAACATTAATCCGATATTGTCTTCAGTGTTTTGAAGTATGTGGTACACCAGTTCTCGCATAAATTGAGATTTACCTAGTCCCGACCCTGCGGTACACAATACAAGTTCCTGTGGTCGTATGCCGTAGGTCAGTTTGTTTATTCCGCTATAAGGATAATTAACTAAACTCTTTTCAACTGGTCGATTAACTTCATCCCAAAGTGTTGACCCATCTACAATACCGTCGGGAACGAACCTTTCTGACCGCCACCAAGTCTTGTTAAACTTCTCAGTCAGATTCTTTTGTAGGTAATCGCTTGCATCTTTAAAGCCAGGATCAGCCTTAAACACTTTGACCTTTGCTCCAAACAACTCTGAAACTTGGTTTGCTGCATCCTGACCTTGCTTATCTGCGTCAAAACAAACATAAATTGATTCAAATGAATCTAAATACTCGTAATTCTGCTTACAGTCATTGAGAGCCGACCCGGCACCATTACGGACACTTACAACCGCATAGTTATTGGTGTTAGAACCCATCATCTGGAAAGCCGACATTGCATCAAATTCACCTTCGCAGATTGTAATCGTCTTTTGACCTGCTGAAAACAAGGATTGACCAAATAACCTACCTTGAGACCATTGACCTTCAGTCCAGAACTTCTTGTCCTCGATACTACGTTTCTTGTAAGCAACGATGTTGCCTTCGTCATCATGGTAAGGAAAACAGTAACTGCCTTCGTGCTCCACGACACCAAAAAACCCAGTTGTTGCTCGATTTAAGTTGCGGTCAGTGATTGGTTTTGGTCTGCCTTCAATCTTGTTAAACACAAAAGGCTTACTCGTTTCCTTAACTGTTGTATTTTTACCACTTTGTAGTCTCGATGCTTTGCAACCGGAACTAAAACACTTGGTATATGTTTTCCCGTCATTACCCTCGTAGATCGCTAAAGCGTCTGAACTACCACAATCTGGACAAGGCTGATGTGCAGCAACTTGTTTACCCATAATTCACTCCCTTCTATATATAACTATATAACTACTAATTAACTCTAAATAGAAAACCACTACTACTTAGATATAAATAACAATAACTAATTAATGCTTGTAGATACTGTTTCATACTGCATAGCCAATTCTAATAGATCCATCATAACTTGTTTAGAACCGTGTTGAGACATCAATTCAACCATGTCGGTTAAAACACTGTAGTAGTGGGCTTCCTCTTCAACTTCAGATAATTCTTGGTTGTCATTCATGTTTTGTCCTTTTTTATCTCTTCGTCCCAGGCCTTCTCGTCAACCTCTTTACCGTTAATAAAAAACTGTTTGGTGTTGTTTGTCCAAATCAGTTGGTACTTAGGTACACCATTTCTGAATATCTCGTAATGTGTCGTTGTGTCTCTATTCTTCATCAGAGCCTCCCTGGCGCGTTGTAATATCTTCATAGTAGGTTACCCCTTCATCATAGGTTAAATCATCGTCAGCATGTTTTAAATCGGGTCTATCGAGCAGAAACACATCATCCAGGTCGCTGCTAGACAAACAATCGTTACATAAGCCGATAAATTCTAGTTTTAGATTCTTACGGGTTGCTTCATAATCTGAAAGCAATCCATCACAGCTTTCGCACCTCATAGGTTAATCCAAAACTGTTCATCTTCGTAACGCATTACGATAAGTTTGTCGTAAGCATCATCTTCGTTACCGTTATTCCAACCTTCCAGACTACGATACTGTCCTAAATGCTGTGATACTTCGCCATAACTCATGGACAATACATCATCGGTGATTTGGTCTAAACGCGCATCATTATATTGATTACTCATTCTATTGGTCTCCCATAAGGTTTTTTCATTCTTTTTTTCCAGTCAATATCCCAGTTGTCCTGTCTAAAAGCGTGTAATGTTTGATGACTACTCGGAATAATTAATTTTGTTATCTTACTTACTTTGTAAGCTGCAATTTGAAGTACATAAGCATCAGCGTGAAAAGCATACCCTGATAAATTTATTTCATATTCAGTATCTCTAATTTTATGACTAATCCAGTAATCCAGTGATTCCCACTCCGATGAATCCTTTAAGAAATTAGTAAATTGGTCATTCATTTCTAAATGTTGTAAACCGATTTTTAATAATTCAAATTTATCTGATGGACTTATCATTGTGTTACCTCCTCGCATGAACAATAATAAACCTCAGAATATTCATCACCTTCAACTAACTCACACTTATCACAGTCAGGATTAGGTTTACCGAATGGGTTGATACCCTGCGACAACAAATCAATTAACGATTGTTTGGTTTTCTCTAAGTCTTTAATCATTAGCCCCAATCCTTTCGTTCAGTTTCGTTTTCGTAACCATATTTGTACTCCTCAATTTGTTCAGGTGTCATATTAGATTCCGTTATACGAATACCTTTACCGTTGTCAGTGATGTAATGTGGATCGTATGGTCTTTGGTAATATGCATCAGCCGACCCTCGATCTTTAGGTGAGCCGTGCTTTGGGATGTAATCTAACCATGTCATATTAAATTTCCTTTCGGTTTAAAAAGTTTATCAACTGATTTAGTGTTCATATCCCGTATAAAAAAACTTCTCCAAGTCAAGGGATCAAGTGGAACTGTATACCCTTTCATCTTAAGACGCAACATCGGAACTCCGAAAGCTGATATAAACCATTCAGCTTTAAGCCCATGCTGCTCAATCCAGGTTTTGGCATATGTTTTAGTGTTATTCATCGTTCATTACCTCGGATTTGACTATATATAAACTATCTCGCGAAAAATTAGGGATATCATTTTGTAACTCATTAAACACTAGTTCTAAATATTCATTTGCTTTAGTTATGGATGTAAATTTAGCATTAGCAATATTAATCCAACCTTCGCGAGAGTTTACAACGACTTCATATGGCATTGTAAACTCCCAAAAACATATAAAACATTATTCCAACATGGATTAAAGCCAATACAATCAAAAACCAATCTAATTTAGTCATTTTTACCCTCGCATGATTTACATATTAAAACGTTGTTCAAGTCTAATTCATTATGCAATTTTAAGCATTCATCACATCTTATAAACATGTCACCATTAGAATGGTCAATAATAATTTCTATGTCATCCATTGTGTTACTCCTCATTGTTGTTTGTCAGTATTTAAGAGTTGTTTGATTTGGTCT